ATTATGACGCAAGATATGTATTTTATTATCCAGATAGCAGAGGTAAGCACAGAAGTATATTTGGAGAGCAATTACAAAAAGTGCAATGCTCAACTTTCAAACAGTTTATAAAAGAACAAAAAATAAGATCAAATAAAAAACTATATGAGCAGGACATAAATCCTGTGTTTCGTTGTTTAGAAGAAAATTATTTAGGCAAAGATACTCCAAAACTAAATGTTGTATTCTTTGATATTGAAGTTGACTTTGATCCTAAAAGAGGATATTCAACAACTGATGATCCTTTTATGCCTATTACAGCAATAACTTGTTATTTGAGTTGGACTGATCAATTGGTAACATTTGCAGTTCCACCAAAGACTTTAAACATGAGCGGTGCTAAGATGGCCACAGAACGTTTTGAAAATGTTATGCTGTTTGAAAAAGAAAAAGATATGCTTGATGCATTTCTCACACTGATTGATGACGCAGATATTTTAAGTGGCTGGAATTCAGAAGGTTATGATATACCATACACCGTGGGAAGAATACAAAAAGTGTTAAGCAGTGATGATACAAGAAGACTTTGTTTTTGGGGCGAAAAGCCAAAACGTAGAACATTTGAAAAGTATGGCAGAGAACAATTAAGTTATGACTTGATTGGCAGAGTGCATTTGGATCTATTAGAACTTTACAGGAAATATACATATGAAGAAAGACATTCGTACAGATTAGATGCTATTGGTGAACACGAACTTGGTGAAAAGAAAACTGTTTACGAAGGTTCATTAGACAATTTATATAATCATGATTTTGGATTGTTTATAGAATACAACAGACAAGACTGTGCTTTATTGGCAAAACTTGAAAAGAAATTAAAATTTATAGAACTTGCAAATGAAATTGCACATCAAAACACTGTATTGCTACAAACCACAATGGGTGCAGTGGCAGTAACCGAACAAGCAATAGTGAATGAAGCACACAGAAGAGGCATGATTGTGCCTGGCAGAGTGAGAAGAGCCGAAGGTGAATCAGTCACTGCCGCAGGTGCATATGTGGCTACTCCAAAAAAAGGACTGCATGACTGGATAGGAAGTTGTGATATAAACAGTCTATACCCAAGCGTAATTCGTGCTATGAACATGGGACCTGAAAGTATTGTAGGACAAATACGTCCTGTTATTACATCAGCAGAAATAAACAGAGCAAGGCATCAAAAAAAATCATTTGCGGCGGCTTGGGACAATCAATTTGGTAGTTGGGAGTATCAAGCAGTAATGAAACAGGACAAAGGCACAGAAATTATTGTTGATTGGGAAGACGGCACTAGTGTGAAAATGAGTGCTAGTCAACTGTATGAACTTGTGTTCGAAAGCAACAATCAATGGATGTTAAGTGCAAACGGTACAATATTCTCATATGAGTTTGAAGCAATTATTCCTGGACTACTAAAACGTTGGTACGCAGAAAGAAAAGAGATGCAACGTAAAATGCACGAGTGCGGTGACAACGAAATTGAAAAAGAGTTTTGGGATAAGAGACAACTTGTTAAAAAAATTAACCTAAACAGTTTGTATGGTGCAATCTTAAATCCAGGTTGTAGATTTTTTGACATTCGAATTGGGCAATCTGTTACTTTGACTGGCAGATGTATTACAAAACACATGGGAGCCAAGGTTAATGAAGTAATTGCAGGCATTTATGATCATAAAGGTGATTCAATTATATATGGTGATACTGATTCTGTTTATTTTAGTGCATTTAAACCTTTGCAAAAAGAAATAATATCAGGTAAAATACCATGGCAAAAAGAAAACATAATCAGTCTCTATGATAAAATAGCAGACGAAGTAAATGGATCATTTACACAATTTATGACAAAGGCTTTTCATTGTCCAAAAACAAGAGGTGATGTAATCAAAGCAGGAAGAGAACTTATTGCAAGTAAAGGTCTTTTCATAACAAAGAAAAGATATGCAGTGCTCTACTTTGATAAAGAAGGAGAAAGAACTGATATAGCAGGATCGCCAGGAAAAATGAAAGCAATGGGTCTTGATCTCAAAAGATCAGATACTCCTGTGTTTGTACAGGACTTTTTAAGTGAACTACTGATGATGGTGCTAACAAACAAAAATGAAAAAGAAGTGTTAGATAGAATATCCGAATTCAGAGAAGAGTTTAAAGCAAGACCAGGATGGGAAAAAGGATCACCAAAAAGAGCCAATAATGTTACTGAATATCTAGCAAAAGAAACAAAACAAGGACGAGCAAACATGCCAGGACATGTAAGAGCAAGTATAAATTGGAATAGATGTAGAGAGATGTATAGTGATAGATATTCAATGCCAATTACAGATGGAGCAAAAGTGATTGTGTGTAAACTAAAAAACAATCCGCTAGGGTATACATCAATTGCTTATCCTGTAGATGAAATGCGTATTCCTGATTGGTTCAAAGAAATGCCGTTTGATGACGATGCTATGGAAGCCACAATACTAGATCAAAAAATAGATAATTTAATAGGTGTGCTAAATTGGGACGTACAAAGCACAGAAACCACAAACACATTTAACAAACTGTTCCAATTTTAAATACTGCATGATCAGTATAGAACAATTAAAACTTGCTATAGACACACTAAAAGAAATTGACGAGGTTGATTGGAAAACTTTCAAATCACAGTATCTCACTAGATTAGAAAAATTAGCAAAGTCTGTTGACGCTTACAACGAATCTCAAATAAACAGAATAGTGAAAACAAAGAAATGGTTTCAGTTAGATCTTGATCAAACAGAATCAATCAATCATCAAGGTGAATTTGACACATTGCTATTTGCACAGGTCAAAAATAAAATAGGACGATTTGCACGAGCGGGTGGAAAAGCAGATTATTACAACAGTTTGGAAATTGGACCAGGTTATGGAACCTATAGTAAATGTTTTTTAGCATGGCGACTTAACTTTTTTTTAGAATTGTTAACCACATGCAGGCCAAGGATACTTAAAAAATTCAATAAAAAACATCACAAATATCTCAGATTTCATACCACTGATAAAACAGACTGCGGTACAATACCTGACAAAAGTGTAAATTTTGTTTTTAGTTGGGACGTGTTTCCTTTTTTGACACAATCTCACATAGAAGAATATCTTAAAGACATGTGGAGAGTAATTCTTCCAGGCGGCTACTGTTTTATTCATTATGCAGATTGTTTGTATGAAAAGGATCTTCTATTGGCCCAAAGAGGTTATTGGAATTACAATACCAAAAATGCTATGAAACGAATGATTACACGTGCAGGTTATGGTATTATTGAAATGGATCAGTTTAGACCTGGAGCCAACTATGCTATATTTCAAAAGCCTGGTAAACTAAATC